AAATTTTTTCGGCTAATATTTCGTCATGATAATTTAAAGAATTACTATAAGACTAACTTTTCATTGATACAACACCATAAGTATAGTCTGTCGGAACTTGAGAATATGATGCCTTGGGAAAGGGATATTTACGTTTCCATGTTGATTGCGTATATTGAAGAAGAAAACCAAAAGATACGAGAAAGACAGAAGAAATAGTAAATGGATTACGGTAAAGCCAAAGACATACGAAAACAAGGACTTTCTAGCCTCATTACTGAAAATTTAGTGGGAGGCAAAGGCATTGGTTCGTCTTTTACTTCTGCAATTTCAGATAGAACCAAAGCAACATTCACAGGCATCAAAGAATCTTTTGACCCACTCAATATCGCTAAGAAAATGACTGGTGGTTCTAAACTAGCACCTGCATTACTTGGTAGAATGATGGGTAGAAAACAGGAAGATATAGAACACTTTTCAGGTAAACCAAAAAAATCAAAAGGATTATTTGGTGGACTATTTGGTGGCAAAAGTAATGATAGTCGTGAAATGGCAGAATCATTAGGTTCAATTTATAAAGAACTTCAACGTGCATCCGAAGAAAAAAAATTAGATAAACAAGAACAAAAAAATAAAGTTGAAGGTCAAGAGGCTGAAGAACAACGGCGTAATAGTGAAATTATTAAGGCAATAATTGGTACAAGAATAAAATCAACAAAATCCAATAAAGATAAAATTAAAGAAATAAAACAAACAGAAAAAGAAAAACCTTTTCGTGATGAAAAAGGAAGATTTGCTAAGAAACCAACTGAAAAAGAGTTTGGTAAAGAACCTACAACTCCTAGTGGGCCAACTGGACCTACAGTACCTACAACTAAAGCACCGGCACCATCAGCACCAACAGCACCACCATCTAGAGCTCCATCGGCCCCGGCACCATCAGCACCAACAGCACCACCATCTAAACCTCCAACAACACCGGCGCCATCAGCGCCAACAGCACCACCATCTAAACCTCCATCGGCACCGGCTCCTAGTGCGCCAACAGCACCACCATCTAAACCATCAGTACCAACTGCAACACCACAAGCTCCAACATCAATAATACCAAAACCTGCTGTATCTACAGGAACTAAAATTGCAGCAGGCACAGCAACCGCATTAAAGGGTCGAGCAGCTCAAGTTGCTGTTGCATTGGGAACTTTAGGTATTACGAGCAAAGCTGCTATTGGTGCCATAGTAGCCACATCAGCAAAAGAATCTGGCCTTGATCCATTTAAACCTGAAGATGGTGTAAAACCTTGGAAAGCAACATTAGAAAAAAGAGGTGTTGATTATCTTTATTTGAAATTTCCACAATTAGCCAAAGGTGGTCGTGTTGCAAAACAATTAAATATGCCAGATGGTGTTCCTGCTGATTATATTAAACAAATTATGGATAAAGGTGATGAAGCATGGTTTACATTAGTATATCCTGGTGGCGCTGATGCATACAAATACAGAGGCCGAGGCCTTATTCAGATAACAGGAAAAGGCGTTTACAAATCTGTTGGTGATATTATTGGAATTGACCTTGAAAAAGATCCTGATGCAATAACAAGAGATTTTGATACCGCAGCAAAAGCGACAGGTGCTTATTTGATGAACTCTTTAGGACGTGGAGATTCTAAAAAAGGTTTGGCTGCTTTAAATGCTTTGTCAGATGAAAAAGAATCTTTAAAGGTGGTAATAGCCAATGTGGCTAGAGGCTTTGCTGGATCCGATAAAGATAAGATTGACAAAATGTTTGATCCTAGTTCAAATCTTGGCAAAACAACAGCTTCGCAATTGGAAGCTGCAAGCAAATATTCACAACTAGGTTCAGATGCAGCCTCAGGTAAACAAATAGACCAAGCATCCAAAGAAAACAAAGATTTAAAACAAACAACTAATGACAAACCAGCACCTAGTGTTGTAAATAATTTAAATGTAGATTCAAAAAATTCTTCTTCATCTAGAGAAAAACCAAAAGAAGAAGATGACAGACCAGCTTTCTTAAAGAAAGCCAAAGGATAAAAAATGGCAAAAATGGGATATCAAGACGCTAAAAAAATAAGAGGTCAATCTCTATCCAGTAGGATTACAGACCGTTTAGTTGGCGGAGAAAAGATTAGTTCATCTATTGGAAAATCCATTTCAGAAGGCACTAGAGCAAGAATAACTGGCCTAAAAGAAAAAGTGGATCCATTGAATATCGCTAAGTTTATGATGGGTGGTTCTAAACTTGGTACTGCACTTGCTGGTAGAATGATGGGTAGAAGTCAAGAAGATATAGAACATTTTACTGGTTCAAAGAGTAAAGGAAAAGGTACTGAAACTGCAAGTAAATTAGGTAAAGTTGAAGAAGGTGGTTCTTCATTAGACATATTGCATAAAATTTATAGTTTATTAAGTGAAAACAATTCATCTGAAAAATTGGCCAGAGAAGAAGAAAATAATATGGCTGAAGGTCGTGAAATGGAAAAGAAAAGAAGGCATGATGAATTAATTGCCGCTATCAAAGGTATGGGAGGAAAACAAACTGCAACTGTTGTTGGTAAAGATAAAAAAGAAGAAAGTGGTGGTATGTTTGATAGTATTATTGATTTCGTTAAAAAAATGATTGATGACATGAAACAATTCATACAACCAATATTAGATATGTTTACTGGTGAATTAATGAAATCATTACTTAGCTTTGGTCGTTTTCTTTTGGGTAATCCTGCCGTAATTGCTGCAATCGCTTGGGCAATTGGTATGTATAAAGCAAAAGAATTTTTGGATGATAGTGAATATGGTAAAAGAATGTCTGAAAATGAAGGTAAATTAGCTCAAAAAGCTTTTAAAGAAAAGAAAACAGATTTTACTCAATTAAAATTATCAAAAGATGATGCTCAAGCAATATTGGATCAACCAGAAGGTAAAGCAAAAACTAGAGATATTGAATCTTTTGGTGGAATAGAAAGAATACAAGCAATTGCTGCCGGCAAACCTGACCCTGGCGGAAAAAGTTTACAAAAACCTATTGATAATAATACTCCAACAAACCAAACTGCTGAATTTCAAGAAAAAAAATTATCTGTTATGCCAGAGACAGTTGAACCTAGGCCAACAGCAGGAGGTTTGAAAGGTGATTCAAAGAAAAAAACTTGGGATGAAAAATATGCTCAAAATTATAATCCTGATGGTACAAAGAAAGTACCAACGGCAACTCCTGTAACTGCGCCAGCGGCTGCAGCGGCTGCAACTGCACCAGTACCTGCAGCTCCTGTTTCATCAACACCACCACCGCCCGTTTCAGCACCAACTAGTGCGCCATTAAATGAAAAGGTAAATGAAAATCAAAATTTAAATTTACCACCTACTCCTAATCCAGCACCAGCAACAACAGTTAATAATACAAATGTTTCTAATAACAGTAAGCCACAACAAGCAATAGGTAAAATACCATCAGTTAGAAATACAGAGAAAACATTTTCTGATATGATATTATACTCTACCAGAGTTGTATAATAAAAAACCCACCTTGCGGTGGGTTCTAAACTAAAGTATTTTAAGTTTAATCTTCTTCAGCTAACTTACTGAAATAACTTAAATCATCATCATCTGATACCAATGCAGGTTCTTTCTTAGGTGCATCAAAAGTCTTTGCTTTGGTTTGTTCTACGGTCGTCTTTGGTGCCTCACCATTGAGACCTAAAACTTTATCAAGGCGTTGCTTCAATACATCATAAGTTTTAAACTCCTTCTCACCAGTCATTTCTGCCAAAGAAAATTCAGACTTCCATATCTTCTCTAGTTCATCATCATCATTAAGTAATGCAGAGGATGATTCAAATTCAGACTTATCATAATTCTGATAGCCTTCTACTTTACGAATCTTCAACTTGAAGTTAGCACCTTTCCACATATCAAATGGATTGATTGCTTCTTCGTCAGCAAATTGAGGATTCATTGCTTCTGAAATCTTATCAAAGATTTTCTTACCAAACTTGAACAACTTAATTTGTCCTTCGTTTTCTGGATGTTTAGGATCCGAAACGATATACACATTAGTGATATAGTTTAGCTTACGTTTCTGTTTACGAACAACATCTTTGTTTGCTTCAATACCAGAATTCCATAGTGTAGAATTGTGCTCACATACTGGACATTGTTGATTCTTGGTTGTCAAACAATTATCAATTAACCAACCACCAGGTCCCTGAAAACCATGTGAGAAGATTTTGACCCAAGGTAATGAATCGTCACCATCAACAGCAGGTGCTGGTAGGAAACGAATAGTAGCCATACCGTTACCGGCTTTGTCTACTTCTGGTCGCCAGAAATTATCTGACTTCTCTGAACCACCTTCGGTTGTTTGATTTAATGCCTCGATTGCTTTGGATAGCTTATCAAGGTTGCCAGATTGGCGCTTTAAGTTTGCGAATGAACTCATAGGGTACTTCCTTTCGTATAAACGGTGTATAAACGGAGTGTTTCAAATAATTCTCATAATCAACTGCTAGTATATCATAGTATTTATGCTTTGTCAAGCGTGTTCCTGTATCTTTTCTTTTATTACCTGCTTAAGTTTACCTTTATCATATTCTAAAAATGGAGTGTATTTTTTAATGATTCTATGCCATGTTGGCCAAACAACATCTTCTGTAATTTGCTTTTCCCATCTTGGCATACAACCAAGAATATCAATCAATATACACACCGTTTCTAAAGATATTTTCTTCTGCATTAGTTTGGTGATTAACATTGGCCAACCACCATCAATAGGTTTGAAGTAATCTTCGATGCTCCAAAATTCAGCACCATCAACACTATCAAATATATAACTTATATCATTCTCAAATGTATATGTCAAGCTTTGAATTCTCTTTTTCCATTTGGTGTAATTATCATCACCATCTTGTAACAAATCACCTACCCAATCACCATTACCTTCAATGAAATTGGACACATAAAAGCATTTCAATTCTTCTAAATCATATTTACGAGATAACTTATAAAATTGAAACTTACTTTTGTTTGTGGTAAATGTTTGTTTAGATACATTCGTCTTACCATGATACTTAAAGTAATCATAAGAATCGGATGTGAAGTGTAATTTCAAAGCATTCCATAATCTGTAAGCTTCAAACCCGGTATTTTCAGTCATATTATAAAGGCAATTTAGAAGTCTTTTTCAACATATTATTTTCTTGTGCTTCTTCTCTGATTAATGCTTTGAGTGCGGATGAAATCAAGGTGGATGCCACCTCAATTTCTAATCCAGTTTCTTTACAATGCTCAAGAATTGCATCCATTCTGGTACATCTTAATTTTGTGGCTAATTCTTCAATCAATACACTAAAATCTCTAATTTCATCTTTA